TGGACGTCTCATTTAATTCTATATTTTTTTATTTTTAGAGCTGATATATCTACTCCCATAATTTTCTCCTTTCTACTTATTATTAGTTATTCTTTGAAATCCAGTTATCAGTATCACAGTGAAAGCAATATCCACTTTTAGGATGTTCTGCACCGTCTTTAGCTCCACAAGTTCCACAATAATACTCCTTATCATATTCCGGGGAAAGACCTTTATTTTGTTCTTTAATGACGGCTTTTCTTTCTTCAAGCATCATCATTTTATCGGGATTACGACTCAAATAAAACTTTCTGACTTTATGTATTTGCTTTTCAAATAGTTCGTCAGATTCAGCTATTTGCTTTGCTGTATATTTGCTCATATTTACTTTTTATACGTTAATACCTTGTTGTCCATAATACTGGACTATTTTCTCTTTTTGCTCTTCGATTTTTAGATCGAGTTTAGCAACACGATTAACAAGCCTTTCTCGCCTAGCTTCAAGCTCTTCCAACTTTGCAGCCTGTTTCTTTATCATTCGCATACTTTAGCTTCTTTCTGATTTAATTTGAGGGATGCCCTAAACATCATTCTTATAAAAGTGAGATTTTTTAAAATATTTTTTTTAAAAGTGCCAATAGCTATTGACAAAAATCCAGATAAACATATGTTTTATAAAAAAGTATGAACAAATTTTATAGCATTCTCCTTAAGAGAATAAAAAAAATTAGTGGCTGGATGAGACAAATGCTAATCGCCAAGATACAACAAGCGATATTTTCAACTATTATATGGACATTAATATATATAAGCATTTCTGTATATAATCAAATTGCAAGCAAGCCCATACCAACAATTAGTTTAATCGAATTATTGATAAAAATAATCGAATAAGTATAACTATTACATACTAGAACACTCCAATTGAAGATATGGAATAACTTTAGTTGGAGAACTTACCCGAGTCAGAAACGACTCGGGATTTTTTGATTTATAATACTCTCCAAAAATAATGTCTCTCCCACTATATACACATTTATTGTTCTTATTTTTTAAGTTGCTATTCTTTAAAATCTTAATTGTTATACGTTAAATATAATATCCACTACAATCAGGATGATTACTTTCTAAAACAGCTTTCATTGCATCCTCAATATTATCAAAATAACCTAATGAAACAGCATCCGAGCCTGTTTCCTCATCGTATGGAGTGGGATAGCCTGCTTCGATTTTCCCTTTATTTTCACCGACTATCACTTCTTGAACCCATCCATAGATTCTTGTTTCCCATTTATCAAACATCATGCTTTTACCCATTATATACTCTACTTTTATCAAGTTATAGTCATTAGGATAATTGACGTTCTGTTCCCAATAAGATTCTGAATTATCAACTGTTATTTTATTCATTTCTGATTTGTTTTGAATACAATTTTATTTTCGCTCACTCATTTTGAATATGATTGAATGCGGTGGTAGGAAATTATCATGCCATTCCTGATAAAAAGCGCAGCTCTTATCATCTCCCTTGGAATAGGCAGCAATAATACGTTGCTGCTCCTTTTTAAGTTCTTCTTCTGTCTCGCAATCAAAAACAATAGGTCTAATGTCTGGAGCAGTATTTTTACCCCATTTAATAGTATATGTTCCTTCAAATGTTTTCATATTTAGTTCCTTTCTTGATTTGTTATTAGTTAATCTTCATATTCATCATCTAAATCAAACCAATCATCATCACAATTACAATCACACTTTAAATAGGCTCCACATTTATCGCAGTAAAGTATTAATGCAAAGAACCATCCTATCGCCCAATACCAAAAACCTATTTCTATTGCAAACCTTTTCCAATTAGCTGCATATTCACCTCGACTAATTCTGATATACGGAAAAAAGTGAATAACATTTGGAATCCACCCTGCTTTAAATTGTATTTTCTTCATATCTTTATTTGTTAATCTTCTTCGTCGTAATCTGTATCAAAAATACGCGCAACCATGTCGACAATATTTTCCTCAATATCTTCCGTAGATCCTGTTACAGCATTGGCTATGTTTTTCTTCTCCTGAATGATCCGATAAACTTTTTCATCTATTGTCCGCCGGCCTAGGAAATAGTAACAGGTAACAGAGTCTTTTTGTCCGATGCGGTGTGCTCGGTCCTCACATTGACAACAGTCAGCGTATGTCCAAGGAAACTCAACAAAGGCAACATTACTAGATGCAGTAAGCGTTAAACCAACTCCGGCCGCCTTTATTGAACAAATGATAATATCCGCTTTAGGATTGTTCTGAAAGGCGTCAACCGCTCTTTGTTTCTCATCCTGTGAATCTCTATCGGTAACCGATACAGCGGTGGGAAAGTAACGTTTCAACTGGTCTACAACTTCATGAAGTGAACAAAAGAGAATAATCTTCTTCCCATTCTCCCTGAAGTCTTTCACAAATTCAATAACATCACGTACTTTGCCACGAGCAGAAATTTGCCGGAGAATATTGATACGTACCATCACTTCGCCACGTAGAGCCTTTTCTATCTTATCATCGTCAGCATCCTTGTATTTCTGTAGATACATAATAAGGTCGCGTTCTGCATCCATATACTCTTTGCGATTTGTAATTTCGCAAGTATTAACCTGACGTATCTTATCCGGAAGGTCTGTAAGAACAAGAGACTTTTCACGACGAAACATACAATACTGCCAAAGATTGAAATTCAGTTCTTTCAAATTAGAAGCCTCTCTTTGTCCGGAGCAGTATCGGTTAACAAATGGTTTATAGCCACCAAAATCCTCCATACGGTTTAGAATCGCCAGCTGTGGAATCAAATCTTTAGGCCGATTTACTACCGGTGTTCCAGTAAGCTCTATCACCCATTCTTTGCCGGTGCATATCCCTTTACAGAATTTAGCCTGCTGGGTAGATGCAGATTTGCAACGGTGACTTTCATCAATGATAACTGACTTGAATAAATTGATTGAGTTTCTAAATTCTACATCTCTCAACGTCCAGCCTTCGGCTTTCTTTATGCGTTGTACGAAGTATTTCTTTAATGATTCATAGTTAACAATAAACACCTGATGCATTCCTGTCTGGAAGAAGAAAGTCCACGTATCACGTACCTTGTCGGTTAGGATCATCGCTTTCTTATCTGTAAATTTCTCCCATTCACGCAGCCAGTTTATTTTGAGTGAAGACGGGCAAATGACAAGACAAGGAAAAGCATCAGCAAGGTTTATTGTTGCTATACTCTGCAATGTCTTACCCAGTCCCGGTTCATCGCAATTCATAAACCGTTTTAGCTCCAATCCTCGTGCAATGCCTTTAAGTTGATAAGGATAAGGCTGAATCTTTAAATTGTGCGGAACGGTTAGATCCGGTAGTTCCGGAATATCATAAGCGATATCTTCCTCCTTTTTTTCTGTACCGTTTACCCAATTTATATTCTCAAACTGCTGTATTTGATAAATCACCCTTTCAAGCTCTACCCTACTCCTTGTCGGGACAATCCAAACTTTTTTAGTGCCATCAAAACGTCTACCGGGAATCTGTCTAACCCGATCTATTATTGAAGTCTTATATTTGAATGATAATTCGAAATTATCTCCTTTTAATTCAATATTCATGATTCAGAGTATTTAGTAGGGGGAGTTATCCCCCTGTAATGATTGATTATGCGGTTGCGTCAAGAGGTACAGGAGTTTCTAATCGCTTCTTACGTCCCCTCCCTTTCGGTTTTTCTTCTTCCATTACGACAGCCTCTTCCGGTTCATCCGTTTCGAAATCAAGCCGCTCTTGTCTAACTCCCCATTTCTCTTCAAACAGATAACTTTCAACTTCCGCATCACAAGCTGCAGCATCAATACTCAATTCTTCATAGTAAGGGTAGTCTGCATCAAGGAGAGGAACGAAGATTTTCAGGTCAACAACTTTGCCGGACTGGAGAAGTTTAGCTCCCATGATGGTAATTCCAGAAACACCATCGACGCTGTCATTTGCATAGCCCGTAATGATATAGTTTTCCAGAGTCTCTGCATAGCCCGGAGAAGTAAAGCTATCTTTGTTGATATTAGATGCCTCTGGCTGCTCACACAATACAACGAGATGTAATTTAAGCCGGCTAAACGCTTCTCTTAAATCACTGTGGATGATCTGATCGCAGCTCTTGTTAATTACATTCGTGTAGTTCGCTTCCGAGAAACGCTCATTGTACACTACATTCAAGCGGTCTTTTTTAATAACCGCCTTCTTGATCTCATTTTTTACTTGTTCCATAATCTTCTTTAGTTGATAAAGTGATAATACTAAATGCTGATACAACTCCCATGACGGCAGCCGTAGTTATTTCTCTAGTCGTTGCATCTTCTCTTTGAGAAAAAGATAATGCCGTAAACAGACCGATAACGGCTAGCCCGATTGTGATTCTTTTTAAGTTTTTCATGATGATTGCTTTTTATTGTTATTATACATTCCGGACATTTTCATTTCTTCTTTTGCTTTACTTATCACAGTTACACACCACGATAGTTGATGCGTTGCCGTCCGATTGCAGCGTTCGCACCAGTCTACCAAATATCGTTCTTCCCTACATAGAGAGTTAACTAGAGCATTTATGGCCGTCGCTGTTGCTTTCGCATTCTTAGCTGTATCGACAAGCGTCTGCATGACCTCGGATTTCATCGCCTCATTGAGCCAGTATTTTGAGTCTGCAAGTAATTTGCCGGAACGGGCAACATATACAGCCAAGTCATTGCCACGTTGTACAGCTTCTGTCGCGTCTTCACTCATGGTTATATTGAGAAATGAATCTATATTGGTTAATTCATCCAATATTTGATATTTAGGTGTGATAAGTAAGTTCATATTGTTTTTATGATAAAATATAATCAGACCATCAATTGCCACCATTTGAAAGCCAGGTCTTCGTACTTTTCTTTTCCCTTGATATACGTAGGGTGGTTACGGTCGGTGATAAAATGCTTGAATATCTTGCAGTTCTTTTTCGAGATTGCATAAATGAAATCCTGTTCGCTTCCTGCAATATCCATATACCAGGCACGGGATCGGTCCCAGTCAAAGAAATCTATCGCTTCATCGAATTGTGCCTGAGACTCTGCAAAGGTCGTTTTCAGATCGCCACCAAAACCGTAAGCAGATAACCACCAATCCCATTTACAGCGAGTATCGAGGTGATAGGCAAAGTTTCCATAATGGAACTCCTGCTGCTTATTAACCATAAACCTTTGTGTGTCTGACTGTGCCAATACAACAGCAAGAAACTGGTCTTTCTCCGCTTCCTTCCGGAGAGCCTTACGCATCTCAAGTCCTAATTCAAATTCTTCTGTCGTGTACACATAATCATCTACCATCAGCTTGTCATACCGAACACGGTCATTCTCTGTGATAAGAGCGTCTACAAGAGTACCGAATTTGAATGCCTTTTCTTTATCCCCGTATTGAGCACGGGGATAAAGATAGTTTTTGAGTTCTGTAAGGTCTGAATTACTGACCTCGGGACGAGAGTAATATGAATCAGGATTTGGCATGGCTATTTGGCTTTTACATCTGCTTCATAGCGGATGAATTGTGATTCAATATGCTTTTGATCTTTGCTGTTTGCTTGTTTCTCACAATAGGTAATCATCTTCTTAAAGATTTTCTCTAGTTCTTCAACTGGCAGACTTTGGCCTTCATTTAGCCACCACATCTGAAATATCTCCAAATATCCTTGTTGGTTAACTACGACTATCTTTTCTTTTACTTTAGCGTTTGTCGGTGGAGGCGCAACAGATGCTGCAGCGCCAGCAAAAAGACTACCGATAGAACTTTGTTGCGCCTTTAGTGCAGCCTCTTGTTTTGCAGCTTCTTCCTCTCTCTTTATCTCTTCCATTCTTTTAGCAGTTGCTTCAATTTCACGCTGTTTGCGTAATTCTTCCGCTTTGGCGGCTGCCTCTGCATTAGCAAGACGAAGCAGCTCCAACTCTGCTAGTTCTTTACGTTTAGACGGAATACGGTCGGTAAGATCTTGCTTAACGTTTAATAACTTAGCCTTATACTGTTGAGCATATTGTTCATATTTACCTTCTAAGATATTTCGGCGAATCTCCTTTTTTGTTTCTTGACTGATATAGTAAGTCGCTGAATCCGCACTAAACTTATCAAAATGAGATTTGGGATAATCGGTCTGAAAGACTGTGATTCCTATAACTTCGCGATCGAAGTTCTCATGTGTCAAATTAGAGAAGATGCCCTGCAATTCAGAAACTTTACTTGAAAGATACTGGTTGAAATAAGAAAGAAGGCTATTCTCTATTGTCTGTTGATAATTTGCTTTCTCTGTCTCAATCCTAGCTCTTTGCTCTGCTTCTTTCTTTCTCTTCTGCTCTTCTTCATATTTGAACTTAGCATACTCATTGCGCTTTGCTACAAGCTTTCCGGGAATTGTAGTAGAATCTTTAGGATCAATCTCTTTTTCCTGTGAAGTGAAGAAAGAACGCACTCTATCAAAAATCTGTGTGATAGGTTTACGACGTTCATCCATGTTTTTGATAGTTACACTAACTTTTTTCAAGTAGTCAGCTGCAGCTTGGTCTATTGCTTCATTCATACCTTCTCCTTCGATTGTATCAAGGAGAGTTTGACCAGCTTCATTGCATTTCTTGACAGAGCTAGTATTCCTTCCGATGATGTCCGGAAAGGATGAAAGGATGTTTTTTACCTCATCTATTTTGATTAATTCTGTTGCCATAATTGTTTTCTTAAATTGGTTAGTAAATACTTAGAAGCCTCCGTTTGCATCATCTTCAGACACTGTTACTTGTACAGGTTCCGGAGCATCTAATTGCTTTTCTTCTCCGAAAGGAGCATTAATGTCATCTACCGTTTGAACAGGTTCATTAATTTTTTCTTCATCTACTAACCCGTAATCAATAACAGGTTCTTCCTGTTGTGTCTCCATAGATGTATAATTGCCTGTTCGTACTTTGGGGTATGCATCGAAAGCGTGTTTAATCATTTTGTTTTCAAGGAATCCTGTATCAATATGTCCACCGTTGGAGGTATACAGAGAGTTTGCCGTTCCTTTGTTTTGCTTGGCTGAAAAAGTAGATAAACGTTTCCAATCTGATTCCATCATCCAAGAGTAATCAACTGACCCGTCATTACGTACAATACGTATAAACACGGCAACCGGCTTGTTTGACTTTCTAGGGAAAGCTCCTTCGTACTCTATAGATTTAGCACCATTTACTCCGATAATAGGGCGGAATTTGTCACCTTCAAATACTACTACTGGATTATCTACATAGCGAACTTGTCCGGCACGCTGGCGCATATATACTTCACCATAAGCTGAAACCGTGAGCCCGGCACGTTTTTCCCACATATCACCATTAGCAGTTTTCACTTTAGCACTACGAGGAATTAAATAGCACTGCGGTCTGCCTGATTGGTCAAGAGAAAGACCATTCACTGCCATATCAAGGAAACAACCAAAGAGGGACAGTTTTGTACATTCCTGTAAAGCTGGCGTTTCAGTCAATAATTTATTGAAATGAAACTTCTCGCGATTATAAATCTGTTCACCCATATCTGTACCCCAAATAGCGTTATACATACCGATGAACTTCTGTTCCACTTTCTCGTTTTCGACAATTTTCGTTGCTGGAAGTGCGTTTAGCTCCTCCACTCTAATTTGAATACTATTACTCATAATTATCTAAATATTAGTTATTTATTAATCTCCTTGGTATACTCCACGGCTATACTCTTCCATTAGGAGTATGTCTTCCGCAGTAGGTTGTTTGGTTATATCCATCTTACAAGGTGCCACCTCTGTAGAAGTTGGTTCAGAGCTACATTTCCTTTTCTGTTCTTCTCTTGCATCAAGCTGCTTACCAATGCTTTCCTGTAGAGCCTTTAGCATCTCTGATGACTTCGGTATGTAGGTCATACGGCTAGTTGCATTAGTTGTTTGATAATGTTGTCCGGTACTTTATTATGCAGGTCCATCATTGCGCTGGCTGTTTCCAGTTCTGAACGCTTCACATAATATTTCCCTCGTTCCTTATTATTTGCCGGATAAAACTTGATCCAGGCTTTTTCGCGCCATTCTGTAATCAGGCGTTTTCCGTATATATCTTCCGCTTGGGATATTGTTACTACTTCGGGGAGTAGGCCCAGCATCGTTAGCGTTTGAACAGTCCCAATTTTAATACATCGGGCTACCATCATTTCGAAGCAATTTTCCATAATCTCTTAATAGGCTGTTTCTTTGTTTAACTTTTGAATGGTGTTGAGCTGATTTACTGAAACACATCTGCATCTCTATGCTATGCTGCCTGATTAATATTGATTTTAGAGTTTACTTGTTATTGAAATAGATTGTTTTTCCTAGCATACTGAAAGAACTCTGCCAAGGAATGGACATCTATACGCCTAAAGGCATTCCGTTTATGTGTACGTACAGTTTCCAATGAAATGCAATACTTATCTGCTATTGCATTTTCTTCCATCCCTTCATAAAATGATCGCATAACGCTTAACTCACGTTCCGACAGTGTACTATTAAATTTTGGTTTACAGATTATTCCTTCATATTTGCATTCACCCTTTAACGGACATTTGACCTCCTCAAAGTGAAAGTTTCCCATCTGATCAATATCCATTGTTGAATCGAACTCACCAAAATTACATTTAAGAAAACGACGTACTATTGAAAATTCAAACCAAGGGATATTATATCGTCGGTCTGTATATTCCAATGATGCTTTCTCCAGTGCTTCTGGCCAAAATATTCCCATTCGAGTTATGATTTCGGAAATAAACTCCCGATTTGACTGTTCCAATTGACGCGTACCACATTCATCGGTAATCATAACTTCACCTTTAGGAGTGAAATAAAATTCCATTCCAGTCATAATCATTCCTCCTTTCTTTCAGGAAATAAGGTTGCGACATCTGATTGTAAGATCTCAGCCACAATCTTTTTTTCAACCATACTGTTAGGTTGGGTATATCCATACATCCAGCAACGAACTGTATGACGATTACGTTGTGTCGCTTCTACAATAGCTGTAATAACATCTTCTTTAGGAGCTGATATGATAACTGGACGACGTTCTGCCTTTGGTAAGGCTGCAAAATACTCTGCTAGGGGTAATTTTTTGAGATTTGGGACAATATTATTGTCTGAACCATTTTTTTTGCTCATATTTGTAATGTTTTAAAGATTACGTTTTAAAATGTTTAATCGAAAGACACGGAGCTCTGAATCAAGTTTCTCAGGCCGGATGCAGGGCTTCCGTTTCTTTACTAAATGAAACTGTTATGAAAAATTTTATCAAGGTGATTGATGCCTATGATATTGAAAAGGTTATCAACATTGATTTTATCCAATCTTTATATAAAGATGAAGATTACACTATTATCCGATTCAGCAAAGATGATTGTATTTACGTCAAAGACTCTTATGAAGAATTAAGTCGTAAGCTTCTTAAATTACCATCTGAAACAAAACCGTCTACACGTAAGACAGGACGAGGTTAAGAATCATCCTTTTTCTTGTACTTCTCCGGAAAGATGGCTTCTTTCTCTTCATCTGATAAGTAAGTAATATACTCTTTGATGAATAGATAGATCCTCTCGGCTGAAGCTGCTACTGCGTTAGATGAAGCGTAATAGGTTTCAGTATAGTGATCGTAAGAATCAAAGGTTTTACTAATAGTTGCTTGTTGTACACACCATTTACGTAGTTTAGTATCCTGGTGATTGTGAATTAGACGAATAATAGGTTTCCGAAATGTAATTCCTAATATTATAAGGAGGAATACAAGGATGATAGAGGTCAATAAAAGTGTTGTCATAACTTTAATGTTTTAATGATTACGCTGCAAATATAAAGCATAATACTTATTTTATCAAATAAAACACTGATTATTTTCAGCCATTTGTTTTATAAATTTATAATATCTTGATTATGACAGGTTTAGAAATAAAAGAAAAATTAAAAAGATGTGGCTTTACCCAAAGTGAA